CGCGTGTTTTTTTTTTTTTTTTGTAAATCGACAACCATTCGAAAAAGCCTAACATTGCGGTGAATCATCCTCTCGGGTTCACTCACACAATGCCACTTCTAGCGGTGTCAAAATTTTTTATCAATCTGCATACTACTCATTCCTCTTCCTCACTCCAATCCAATTTGTAAAAATTGAAAATCAGTTGAATTGTCGTAAAAACTTCTCATCGTAGTATTCGTAGTCTCTAACTTCCTTGAAGTCTAAACCAACCTTTGCAAGTCGGTTCGAGAGACTGCGTCGCACTTCCTCAAATTCTCTTCTGCCGTGATAGTAGGCCTCTCTCACAGCTCCTTCAGCATTCGTTACAGTAGCGTCTTCCTTCGTTAAATTCTTGTCATGTATCCAGTTCGTCGGATTGTACAATGACATCTTCTCCAGTGGAGCCATCCATATGTTTGGGGCATGCGGATGACGCCGGAATCCTCGCTTGCAAAAACTCACTTCCTCGATCGGCTTCGCCTTTCCTAGGGTGTCACTCTTGTCAGCACTTGTATACTGTATCCCATACTCTTCAAATACGAGGGCAATATTCTTCATAGTCCACCAGTCAATCCCGTCAACGCACGAAGTAAGGACATCATCTCCCATGCATATTATACATACGCAACGGTAAAAGTACGACGGATCGCACAATTCTTTCTGATACCTTTCAGCGAGCACTAACCAAACATAACAATGGTAAAACTCATTAATCAAATTGTTCATATCAATAGTCAATTGAAAACCCGAAGGCAACGATTGATGCATGATGACCAATTCTCCATCGACCAACACAAGCGTGTCGACCACTTCTGATATTAACACTTTCCGTACAACATCATCTTTCTCCTTCCAAGTATCGAATTGACGATACCATCTGTTAATCTGTTCTAAAATTAACATCATTGTCTGGGCGTCTTGATGCTGATCAAATCCTGCAAAATCTCCATCCATGACCATTCCTCTTCTGTTCTTCGATAACAATCTTCTGGCAATCTTCGTCGTGTCAGTACCTTCGAAATTAGCTCCAACCTGGCCCGGTAGGCATTCTCTCGCTTCGCACATCATACTTCGGAAATCTCCAAAATACATCTTAACCAAAATAGCATAATCAACTGGGGCTGCGAAGAATAATCTTGTCTTTCCATTCTCAATTTTCGACGGTTTTAAGGTCTCATCTTTCAAATTTGCATACCAGATTGATTCAACTCTTTCTCCTCTTTTCGCTGCTTCCAATCGATCGTCAATTCTCGTTCGTAGTTCAGGTCGTTTTACAAAATACTCAGTTCTATCCGGGTAATCAATCCTTTCGAATAAATAACCCTTCCCTGGCGTGGTAATCTTCTCATTTCTCTTCTCAATAACGTAAGGATATCCTGGTGAAGTATCCATAACGAT